CTCTGGTCATGGGTCCTCCGGGGCGAATATAGCATGAATTCCGGGGGGATGCGCTAACCGGGATAGAGCGGGTCCAGATTGTTGTTCCCCTCAAATCTGAGGCTGGATTCCAGTTCTGCGGACCATTCTTCTGTCCTCAGAATGAGTCCGGCGTCTCTCAAATGCCTGAGGCTCATGGATGTCGTGTCTGTAAGGTCGTCATGTTTGCCTTTTGGGAACTGTCCGACCTGGGTCATGACCATTTCAGCCCAGCTTTTGAACGGGGCGTAGATCAGGCCTTCTGCAAACAGGTGTTGAACGCTGTAGAGTCGGGCGATCTTGTCCTGCGACTTGGGGTCGTACATGGTCACGCCGAAGCGGGAGCCTCCAAAGAGCCTGCGAAGCTCCTGAGCGACCGAGTAGCCGGCCGCCTTGTTCTCAATCAGGAGCTGATCGACCTTGTAATTGCGGCATGTTTCAGCGACCCGGGCGACAAGGTCGTGCAATTCGTGCCTTCCCTGCCATGCGTACATGAGCATGACCCTTGGCTGGGTTTCAGTATACTGCCGGGCCATTTCAACGCGACCTTTTCCATGCCTTGCCCCGGCGTGGTTGGCTCCCATGACGGACACATCGGAGCTGAATACGCCCCAGACGGTCATTGCGGACGGGTCATTTTCCGTTTTTGTCGTGTAGGCGGTGTCTACGGCGGCGATAATCATGTCCATATTGGGATAGATGTCGCCTTCCCATGGCTGCCACCATTCGCGTTTGATGATTCCGCCGCCTTTTGGCTCCGGCCTTTGCTGCAACTGGCCGGCGGCTGTCCACGGGCCCATCTGTTTTTCAAGGATGCTGACTTCCCGTTCGCCAAAGCGTTCCGGCCAGAGCAGGGCTCCTTCGCGGTCTTCCAGTTCGATCTGGGCTTCCGGGCTGACAGGGATCCTTTCCCCGCCAGAGGTGACATGAACGAGGGGCTTGCCCTCGTCATCCAGTCCTCTTGGGTCGCGCCAGCCGATGGACGTGCAGGAATGCCGTCGCCATTCATAGCGCATGGGCAGGCAGAGGTGGGTCCATGAGCTGAAATCTTTGGAAAGAATGTGTCCAGTCAGGTCTTCTTCACTAAGTCTTTGCTGAATAACGATAAAAGCGCCTGTTTTGGGGTCGTTGAGTCGGGTTGAAAGGGCGTTGTCCCACCATTCGATAGTGGCGTGGATGGTTGCTTCGGAAAAAGCTTCCTGTGCGGCGTTGGGGTCGTCCACAATTATGATATTTCCGCCTTCGCCCGTGAGGGCCGAGCCGACGGATGTGCTGAGGCGGGAGCCGTTCCTGTCGTTATCGAAGCGCGTTTTGGTGTTCTGGTCGTCTGTCAGCCTGAACCTTTCGCCCCAGCGTTCCTGATACCATGGGCTTTCGATTAGCCTGCGGCATTTGACGCTGTCCCTGAGGGAGAGTTGCTGGGCGTATGAGGCGGTCAGGAACTGGACGCCGGGCCCGGAGGTGGCGGTTGTCCATGGTTGCGCCCATGTCCACGCCGGGTAGGCGACGGAGACAAGCGACGACTTGGCGCAGCGTGGCGGGATATTGATGATGAGGCGTCTTATTTCCCCGTCGGCCACGGCTTGCAAGTGTTCGGCTACGGCTTCGATAGGCCATCCTTCGACAAACGGAGATGAATCAATGTATTTCCATGAATTTTTCAAGAACAGGTAAAGGCTATCCTCACAGTCTGTCTTGTCCAGCTCCTGAAGCTGCTTTTCAATATCAAGGTTTTGACCGTCCAGTTGAAGAATAGCCATTTATTTTCCTGCATATTTTCGGGCGATGCGTGAGAACAGGTCGCCGGCCGTTGCGACGTGACTGGCGTCAAGATGCCTTACATAATCTCTCCAGTAGGTTTCCCAAATATGGATAGCGCTTGAGTTTTTGCAAAGCTGCTCGGCTTCGTCGGCCAGTCCGGGATCTGTCAGCCATTGCCTTGAGAGGTCCAGAGGGCAGCAGAATGTATGGGGCAGGATTGTCCGGGTTGGCTCAAGCTCCTGCGCCCTGGCGAGGAGGCCCGGCAAGACAACCCCGCCAAAGGCCCAGGTGTCGGATTTCAGGGCGGCGGGCAGCCGGTCCAGCCACTCGGCAATAAAGTCATTTCCCGGCGGGCTCATCATCAAGGCGTTGCAGATGGATGTCTGGCCGGGGTTTTCCCATGACAGGACCAGCTTGTCGCCCATGTGTTCACGCAGCGGCTTCAGCAGCAGCATGTCGGTGTCCATGTAGACGCCGCCGTGGGCGAGCAGGATCTGCAGGCGCATGACATCGGCGGCGTATTGGGGCCATTTGATCGGTTGCCCCCGGAACTCGGCCGGGACAGCGGCCGGCATGACGGTGACAAGGTCCCTGATGTCATCCCAGTAGGCGATGGTTTCCGGCGGGGCGTTGGTCCAGAACAGGATGCGATCCGGCTTCTGCACCTTCGCCGCCATGCGAACGGCAAGGGCGTTCAGGTAGGAGAACGGCCTCGTCCTTTCAGTAACCGGGTAAATGAAATGAATGACATCAGGGGTCAACGCCGTATTTTCCCTTGGTCCGCTCAAGCGTCACAGCCCTTCCGCATGCCTGATAAGCGAGGCCCGGTTCTTCTCAACCCAATCCTGCACATGCTGATGATATTCAGCAACCCAGCCCGGGGCCGGCTCGGTTGTCCTTGCGCGGGGAGGCTGAACCTGCCTGACCCTGACCGCCTTGGGCCGGGGCCTGTACACCCCCTGCCGGATCGCAGTCTGCTTGCTTTGGCAAACCCCAAGACTGGGCCGGTAAATCTTCCCCTTGGAACATCTTGCCGCTTCCGCCGCGCCAGAGCCAAACACAAGCAAAACAGCTGTCCCCATAACCAATAACCGCATCATACACCCCTCCATAGATGGGACCCATAGTATCCGAGATGGGACCCATGTCAATGCAAACCTTTACTCGTTGAGTATATTGGATCTTTCAAAATCCGCAAAGCCGTTGGCGCGGATCCGGTACTGCCCCTACACATAAAAGAAGTAAACAGATGGGACCCAAGGGACCCATGCCGAGATAGTGCAAGAAGGGACCCGGACAGGGGGTCAGAAGTACGTTTTTGGTGATTAGAGGGGAGGGTGGAAGTGGAATTTTTGGGTGGTTTGAGGGGAGGGGTGGAGCCTCAGTTTAGCCGGGCGGCCTTCTAATAGGCGCTCCCCCCGTGGTTGCTTGTCAGGGACCCTGACGAAATCCCCTGGCTAACTATCCCCTGGTGTAAACTAATGAACTATAACCTAAACTCATTAACATTAATTAGTTTACATTTGTACTATTTGGTCGCCCGGTCGGGTATAAAGGCGGGATTCCGGCATACTCGCTTGCACTATTCCTTTACTCGCTGACCGGCTTTGCGTTCGCCGCGCGGGCCTCAATCAACATCGATCTAAGCCGCTCGCGGTCTTCCGGCGCGATGTCCCGCCCAGATATCACGACATTGTTGGTTACGTTGTTGATAGTCGTCGCTTCCCTATGCGCGTCGCTCTCTGCGATGCGGCTATTGAATAGCCGTGGCGCGGCTTTTTCGGCATACCACTTGAACGCATCCACTAGAATCCGGTCTGCCGCAGCGGTTTCAGGCGTGGCGCTTTTCGCAGCGTTTACAGCATGATGAGCAGCATGATCGCCGAATCCAATGCGCGCGCGTGCGTATAGGGCGGCAAAGTCAGGCCTTGTCTCTATCCAATAATAAACCACCATGCGCGTCGGCATGTCTGGCGAACTATCGCAAATATCTATCAGTGTTTCGCCCATGCAAAGGCGTTCGCATATCTCATGGGCTATCTCGTCACTATATGGGAACGTCACGGGCCTTCCCATCTTGGCCTGACGTGCAACGCCTTGTTTAGCGCTATCCTTTACGGTCGCGACGACATGCTTTAGGGCTGCGCTATACTCGGCATGCTTCGGCCCCTTGCGCCTATTCGGATTGATCACGCTGCGTTCGGACTCTGGAATATCGTTCGCCGCCTCGCCAGTGCTTGCCGTTTTAGTCGCTCGCGCCATTAGTCGCCCCTATCTGAAACATGGGGCCAGTATATCAGCGCATTGATTCGCAAACAAAAAGGGCGCCCGAAAGGCGCCCCTTGTTTCTTTTGTTTCCGGCCTATCTGATGAGACTTAGTAGCCAAACGAGCAATAACACCGGCCACGGTAAACGCGGCCCCGCGCCGCCATTGTGCGCGCTCATATCAATTTAACCACGGGGCAGATTGATAAAGATCATCAAGCCCTATCCCGTATTGCTCAAGAATATCTGCGACCGCGTCCGGGTATGCCTCGCAAAATTCCAGAACATTGCGGCAATCGTATGCCGCGCCACCCCGGCTGAACCCGCCGCTCTTGCGCCAAGAGCCGCTCGCACGCTCATCGCGCCAAGAGCCATAGGCGCTCCAATACTCAGCATCGTCTATTTCCGCCGGATCACGCGCGACAATGAGGCGCGAATAATCTAACGCTAATAATTCCAACAGCAAGGCGCTGGCGTGATAATAGTCCAGAGTCTCACTAGGGCTATGCGCGGACTCATATCCCACCGAAAGATTCGTGCACTCGGGAATGAGGCGAATATAATTCGCGGTGTCGGTAAAAAGGCCCGTGTCGTCTGCCGAATAGCTCGTCAGTTGCTCGCTTAGACTCCGCGCGAAAGCGTCAGACGCGCATCGCTCTGACGCTTGATGGGTAATGACACTGTTCTTGCCTTTGCGATCCAATGCAATAGCAATATCGATTCCGGCAAGCATTTCCGGTGCGTTATTCGCAATCCAACCGGACCCTATTCCTCCGGACTCCTCATCGCGATGGAAAATATAAAGCCCCGGCTTTCTGGCGCGGATTAGCTCCAACATGATCCAGACTCCCGCGCTGCAATCGGCGCCAAGACAATTTGACTCCGTTTCATTGGGGGCGAGGCGGATAATTCCATCCCCGTGAATCAGTTTTTGGCGCCCGCCGGTAATGTGCACAGTGTCAGTGTGCGACGAGTACAAAACGGGCGAGTCGCCTATTTTGAGCCAACGATTCCCGTAGCCGTCGGAATTGCACCCAATGGAGTCCAAAAACTTTTTGACGAATCTTTTTTCCGTTTTTGAACCGCCGGGGCGGCGCCAGTGAAGAATCTCCCACAGTAATTTAAGGTCCGGTTCAATGGCGGCGACGGGTTCAATTTCCTGAATCATGCGAGTCATATCATTTTCTCCGTATCATTAGGCGGATTCGGTTTCAGTTTCAGTTTCAGTTTCGGTTTCGGCGGTTAAAAGCCCCGCTTCGACGGCATATTCTCTCTCGTATGTGACCCCATCTATTTCCACAGACTCGTAATCATCTGACGAGTGCCATTTGCCGGTGCCTTCGCACATAAACGCATTGTCCATAACTGACGACTCGCACCATGTTTGCTCGCCGTTTTTAGTTTCAACGGTATAACGGCACCCGCGAGTCCATTCCTCACTATATTCGCAATACGTAAAATGCGACTCCGCATATTCCAGCGAATAAATATCGCCGTCAATTTCCACGGATTCGAAAGACGATTCGGAATAATACTCGCCGGTCCCCGTGCAATAAAACGCGTAACTGTTGACGCATGAATCGCACCATATTTGTTCGCCACGGCGAACATTTACAGAATTTTCATATCCTCGCGAAGCGCGCTCTTCACAGTGATCGCAGACAAAGCCCGAATCCAAGAGTCCATTAGTGTTGGTCGCGTCATATTCGCCGTTAAAAGCGATGGTGAAATAATTACCGGTGTCGTCCACTGATTGATCTCCATCAAGGTAGGGCATGACATGAGCGCCATTGTGTTCATCGTAAATTTTCTGAATCTTCGCGCCTCGGAATCGCCCGGATTGATAACCGGCGGACTCAAGCGCAGAAATGAGCTCGCTTTGCGCGGCACGTGCGCAATCTTTTTGCGAGTCGTAATATCGTTCGGGCGTAGGATAGACTCGACCGTATATTTTACGGTCGGGCCAAACAAGGGCCCGCGCCATGATCGGCGCGTCGTGGTAGCCGGAATCGCCTTCCAGATAAGCAAGCTGCAGATCGGAATCGCCATAAACGCGAACGGGATGGACATTCGACGAAAATTCGCGGGCCGCAAGCGACATACAAGATGCGGGGCCATTCGTGTAAATATATTCTATTTCATCCGCCTTCGTGGCGAATTTTAATTCGGAATTATGCTCGCCGGATAGCATTGCGTGGAGGCGCGCGAAATGCGTCACTTCAGCATCCGATAATATCTCTCCAAAATAGCGTTTAAGGTAAACGCCGGGGCGGAGTCTCGTCTGGATGTCGCGGGCGCCCTTTTCGGGGCTTTCCGTAAATGCGACGAAAGCCGCTTTGTCCTTTGAGCGGTGCGCGAAATGAAGCCGCGTTTCGCAGTTTTCCGGGCGATTCATCCAGAAAGCGGCATAACGCCAAGAAACATCGCCATATTCGCCCGAAGAGAATCGTTCACGCTCGCGACTTTGCCAGTCATCAGATATAACGACTCGGGGCTGATGTTTCGCGCCGGTCAGGCGCGTCATGTCTGACGCCCATGCGGCGGCCATAGCCGGAGTCTCAAAGATAGCGACGGATTCGCCGTCGCGCGCCAGCTCGCCCGTCGAAAGATTAAGAACATTATATGGCATAGCATTATCCTCATATTTTGAACGTATAGAATCGCGCATATGCGCGCGAATCCTGTAGCACGAAACGCCAAACAAAGTCAATTTGTTTACATTAGATTGCTCTAATTCATTATTGGCTTAGGCTTGGCCATTCGTGTAAATATGGCAACTACAAAGCAAATTAACAAGTAAAGCTATTTGAACTTCATTAAACCCAGGGGCTCAATCCCAACTAACTCAAGTGTAAACTCATTAACTTTTTACTTAACTTGTTGTTGTTTCACGTGAAACAATCATCGATCCGCCAGGGCAGCGCCAGGCGTGATCGATGCAGTGCGCGCAGATGGTTGGTTGGTTGGTTGGTTGGTTGGTTGGTTGGTTGGTTGGTTGGTTGGTTGGTTGGTTGGTTGGTTGGTTGGTTGGTTGGTTGG